TAAGCGGTAGTAGCGTTGCTTAATGTTGCTGAACTTGTATACAAAGCAATCTTATATACAGTTGTTGCGCCTGAAACTAAATTTTGCTGTCCGCTAAGGATTTGCACCTTAAACGAATCGCACATTGCTTGAGTAATTGCCATTTGTTGCTCCTATTAAGGGTTTACTGCGATTTTTGCTTGGCCATCTCTGTAAGCATCGCCACGCTCCAGACCAGTTCCCAAACGGTTAAGTTGCTGTAATGCTTCATTATACTTAGCTTGATAGGCCGCCAACATATCCACCTCACCCTTCATATAGGTGTACGCCTCTACTAAAGATCCGTACAAAAGGGCTGGTGAATAGTTATCTCCAAGCCAAGAAGTGCCGTTAGTAACAATAGACTCTGGGTAATAGAAGTAATGCAGTTCTGCGCTATAGCTCAAGTCTGGCGTTGGACCAAGAATAAATGTTAGTTCATTAGGATCATTTAAGCGGGAGCCGAATAACGCATAGTATCTTGGCTTACCTGTAGCAGTAGGGCTTGGGTAGGCTTGGCGAATGTAGTTAACATCTTTGTTAAGTAAGTATTCATACTCACCAGTAACTACGTCAACAACCGCTAATGAAAATGTAGATAGGTAGTCATTAGGGCAAGCCAAATACTTATTACCAGAAGTACAGGTGCCAGTAACGTTTTTACGCAAAGAAGGAAGCTGCACCGTGTTATATATGCGCTCTTCAGCCTGCATAATAAAGGTGTTAATCTGAGTAACAGAGTTGACGTTAGTCTGACTGCCCCCAGTAGTTATTTCTACAAACGTCTCAGGGAATTGGTTTTCCGTGTAAGCCTGTATTTGCGTAAAAAGTTCAGAGTAATTCATTAGCCCATTGGTCCTCTAGACATTACACCTTTGGTAGCTGCGCCAGCACCACGCATTTTGATACCAGAAGTCTTAACTTCATCGTTTTGGCTTTTAGAAAAACCGCCTACAGACATCTTAATTTCGTTTACGCCGTTACCTGATTTAGTAACAGCGTCTTTAGCTGTAGTCATAGCTTTGCCATCCATGGTATGTGGCTCAGCATAAACTTGAGCATCACCCACCTCTTTACCCATTACTTTTTTAGAAAATTTAGCCATGATTAACGACCTCTTCCTGATTTTTTCTGGTTAGCTATTTTAGCCAAATTGCGACCCATAGTTTTCATGTTCATATTTAATGAACTTTTGCTGGCTTTTGGACCATTGTTAATTACTTTAGGGCCATCGCTTGGGAAAACCTTTGCGTCTGTTTTACCTTTTTTTTCAATGCCGTCTGCTGCTTTTCTGAATCCCATGATTTACTCCTAAGTTATATTTACTGTTACTGTACCAATTTGTGTGTTACCTATCAAGTCATTTGGCGTTAAAACGCTGTCAAACAACCTTGCTCCACCTACTGGATTCCAACCCCATTGGAATACTCTACTACCCATTTCTGGGTTTCCTAACCCATTAGGACCAACCCCAGTTAAGTTAATCTGCAGACCATTGGTACCAGATTGGCGATAACTTGTATCTGGTCTTGGGTCTCTTACCGCTTGCGGATCATTAACTGGATACATACCCAACTGAAGTTGAGGCTGATCTGGATCCCAGCAAGTTGGGCAAACTTTAATTGGATACAGTTTAGTTTTTACCGTCTGTGTTCTAAGTTCCTTTAGTTTGTATCTTTGGCCACATCGGTCACATTCGGCAATTGAGTGCTTGCCAGAAGCAAATTGATTAGGCATAGAACATATTCCTTGGTACAAATCTTACTGGAGATTTATCTCTATCTTCATCTGCAGCCAGCTGGAATGACTCGTCATAAGCCATTTTTAGCATCATTATTCTATCTGGCATGATGTCTGGGAGCTTAGTGCTAAGCTGATATGCCAGTCCTGCAACCATGCAAGGTATAAATCGAAAGGGTATATCTTGTACGTATACACCTGATCCTGCATCTTGAATACGGCGCAAACGATAGTAAACAAATGTGTACTGATTGCCAGGAGCATTAGGAGTAGGCCATACATTAATGGATGGTAAATTTTGATTGGTTACAACTGAACCTGCTGTATGGACAGTAGCAGTAGTTCCGTTTTGACCACGAGCACAGTTAATTAACTGGTTGCCATTGATATTTGGGTAGCTAATAGTCTCTGAATCTAACTTAATAAAGCCAGCAGAAGCAAGTCCCTCAGTAGTATTTAGGGTAATTGTTGTATCTGTAGATGAAATATTAGCGGTAGTAACACTGCTAGTTGGGTTTTCTTGACCAGACTGGCGATTGATATACACCTGAATTGGACGCCCTTGTGCCAGCTTGTTAGGTATGCTCATGTAAGTTGGCTCTGCAATACGGCTGATATTGATGTCAATCTGGTTAGACGTACCATTGTTATTACGGATAACCATATCCATCATATCAATGGTATCAGCTGGGTATGGGTACATGGACTGACCAGTAACCATAGGAATAACGCCCTGCTCAACTGTCCACAGGTTAATACCTTTATTTGCCCACTCAATAGTAAGCAAATTCAAAGACCGTCTTGCGGTACGGAAGTCATAACCAGTACGAAGTTCTCGACCACATCTTTCAAACGCTTCCTCAATGAGGTCATTTACGTCTAAATTAAACGATGTGGTTCCTGTTGTGCTCATTTTTTCTTCGCAGTTTTAGCTGATTTAATAAAGTCCGCTTTGCTAGGCGCACCCTTAGACCCAGGCTTACGCATCTTTTCACCAGAGCCAGCTGCAATACGAGCCTGCTTTTTATGAATATTTGCATAAAGTCCGACCTTGCCACCTTCAGCATATTGAGTAAAGTCAGTATTATCCCTGCGGGCTTTTTTAGTACCTTTAGGCATTTTAGATGGGGCAATTTCACCCATACCACGGCTAGGTCTCATACCATTTTTCCTTTGGTTTTACCCTTAATAGCACATCCGTCAGCACGTTTAGAGGCGGAAGATACTTTGCCGCCATGTTTAAATGGCATAACACTTTTAATCTTTTCTTTGACTTTGCGTGCTTTTTCAATCATGCGCTCATCCTTTGCCTCACGCTCACGCTGGGCATCTGACTGCTCACGCTCGTAGTTCTCATAACCCTGCTGATTCTTGCGAGTTTGAGAATCTACAACATTGCCTTCATCATCTTGCATTGGTTTAGTAGCCATGATTAACAGCTCCCGCCTTTTTTCATAGAAATCATTGTGCCTTTAGATTTGCCTTTAACAGCAATTCCGTTAGCTTTGGACAATTGGCCAGCTTTACCGCCAGCAGCCATTTTGTGCATACGCTTTTCATGACCTTTTACGGCTTCGCCAGCAACTTTTTTCATCATTGGCTTGTCTTTAGCAATGTCTGAATGAGCCATACCACCATCTTTCATATAGCCCATTTTGTTACGTACAGCTGTAGGTAACTTAGCCATTCCTGGGTTTTTTTCTTTGTCTACTGGTTTCATAATTCCGCCCTCTTTAAATCCAGCATATTTTTTGATACCAACATTTGGAAGCTGGATTTTTCCATGATGTGGTCTTGGGTTAGCAATTTTTGCTGCAGATGGATTGGTTGATCCACTTTTACGTCCACCTTTACTAAATTTTTTACCTTTATCTGCTTCATTAAAATCTTTTCCAACAGACATAGGAACGCCAGCCTTCTTTGCAAACTCTGGTGAGTGAGCAACAGCTGCCATAAAGTTATGTTGTTTTTTAGATTTGCTAGGCATGATTTCTATTTTCTTTTATTACTGTATCAAGTTTTTGCTCCATACGGTCTAAACGATCAAGAACTCTATTTATATCAAGATGAACATCTACCTTGGTGACATACTCTTTAGCAACCTCTTCACGAGTCTTGTTTAAAAGAATGTCAATACGCTTTAACTCGTCTGACTTGTCCTTTAAAATATACCCTACACCAGCTACCGCTGCAGATAATAGGATGTTCCAAATAGTAAATTCCATGTTTAACATTTCCATCTTTTGAGGCTGGCTGCCTTACGAGTAGGACGGCCTTTTTCATCTTTCATTGGGCCTGGCATACCAGACATACGGGCGCAGAAAGACTTCTTCCTTGCTCCGCCTTCAGGCTGTGGAGCCTTTAGATTCGAGCCTGTAGCTGCGTTGTATTTAGCACGACCTTTGGCGGTAAGCCCAGCTCCCTTAGATACAGGCAACTTTTCACCACGGCCAATCGCAAGAGAGACACCTTTCTTTTTAGCCATAGAACGTTGTTATTGATGCGTTAGCTGGAAGCACAATATACACACCGTCATTAAAACGAATACCTTCACCTGGTATTAGTGTAGAAATAACAGCCGTATTTAAAGTGATGTTTAGCGTTAAGCGTTCTGTTCCAGTAGCGGAATTAGCAGCCGTGTCCCAAAACTGAATTTCACCTGCAGTACCGCCAGGTGCTAGTTGATAGGCTTTTACACGAACAGGGCCAGTAATGGCTTGTGCATTTGCATCCGCATGAACCATTTTTACGTCATATTGCATACCCATAATTAATCTCCAATAAGGTTAAACAGGGGGCAAGCCCCATAGATTAATTAAGCGTTTTGCTGACCGTTGTCGGCTACGTAATAAATGATGTCACCAGTAATTGCACCAGCGTTTGCACCAGCAGAGCCTTGAGCGCTAGTAACAACGATCAAGTTAGTAGCGTTAGCTACGTTACCCATTGATGTGCCACCAGTTGCTACAGTAAACACTGTACGAGCTGCTACGTTTCCGCCAGATACAAATGCGTTTGGAACGTTTGTGCCAAGAGTAGTTGTTTGACCTGGGCCAACGTTAATTAATGGGGTAAACCCTATGTTAGCAGCAGAGTTTCCGCCTGCGCCACCAGAAATAATAACTTCAGTAACCACTGCGTTAGCTGGCAGAATAAGGGCTGCAGCGCCAGAAGCAGAAGAAATTACTACATTGGAGGTTGCTGCAGTGTTAGCAATATAAAACTGAGCAGCCATAACCATGGAGCCAGCATAAGCGGTGCGAGTTTGATCGCCACCAGTTGATCGCCATACGGATACGGTAGTAGATGTTGCCATAATAAATTTTCCTTCATACAAAGTTCAGTCTACCAATCGTGTATGCGTCTGCTGGGGCAGTTTGATAGACTATTAACCCAGATTGCACAATGTTACTACATTTTTAGGTTTCTGCAACAACTTTTATAAATAAAAAAGCCCACCGAAGTGGGCTTCCAAATCCTCACGAGATTTGAGTATTTAAGCTCCAGCGGAACCGAACATTCCGAGTGGATCCGAGAATCCAAACGAATAACGCTCACGAGACTTGTAACGAACGTTACCAGTATCGAAATCGCCGTCCATTGAATTGCTCATTGGGGTACGAACAAAATGCTTCATGCCGTTAGGTACGTCAGTTGTCAAGAACCAAGCATTTGTATCTGTTAGGTAGTTGTTAACTGTGTAACCTTCTGAAACTGAACCATTGTTCTTGATTGCGTTGATGTCGTTGTCGTTTGTACCAACACGCAATTCAGTTTCGAGCAAGCGAGTTGCAACGAACTGGAGTGCAGGAGGAACAACCAACTTCTTAGGCTTAGCAGCGATCAACAGGCCACGTTCGTCTGTCCACTGAGCGATCTGAATAACTGCGGCTTCCAAAGAAGTCTCATTCAAGTCAGATGCGGTAGAAGGAACGTTGCTGTTAACACCACCAGATACCAAAGGATGGCTTGCAGAGAACAAAGGAACGCCATCACCACCGTTAAATCCAGAGGAGAAGCCGTTGTTCAATACTGCAGCAGCCTTAACCTGTTTGGTATAAGCCATAGCACGAGCTAAAGACTTGGTATAACGACCTGAAAGGCTGTCATACAAGTTATCTTCGATAGCTTCTTCAGTTAAGCTGAAGCCCAAAGCGATAGTTTCGTGGTTGTAACGAGCTGTCCATGCTTCTTGAGCATTGTCATAAGCGATGGCTGAGCCTTCGTTTTTGACAGGTGCTGCGGAGAAGCCAGATAGCTTGGTCTCTTCTTCAAAGCTACGCTCAGATGTCTCTGTCTCGTAGATCTCTTTGTGTTGTTGACCGTATGTTGCGTACTCTAAACCAAACAATGCGTTCAATCCAGGGAGCAACTCTTTCAGTAGTTGTGCACGTGAAATAGCCATTTAAGTAGCTCCTTATAGATAATTCTGGGCCGCAGCCAACAGAATTTGTGGGTTGTTCAACTTTACAACAACTTCTGTAAAGGCATTGGAACCTGTGGCTGTCTCTGGAACCACTGCAACTACACGAACTGGCAATGCTGCTGCATTTCCTGTTCCTGAAGTAGGAGCGATAACGGATAGACCAGAGTTACCTGTAGTGCTTGAACCAGTACCTTGACGGATAGACAAGTTTGTACCAACAACAGATGCGTTTGCTGTAGTTACAGTTGCGTTACCAGAGAAAGTAATAGCTACTTTAAATGCTGCTTGTGAATCGTCAATAACGTAAGCAACGGCTGAAGTCGCTGCGCTATTACCTGGGTAATATTGAGCTTGAACAGTCTGTTGCTGTGAGTTTACATACTGAACACCAACAAACACACCATAGGTGAGGTTAGCAGTGTTGTCAGTTGTGGAATCCACAGTTACGTTGGACTTAATAATTGAGCCACCTTTGACCATAACGATGTCACCGTTGTAGATCGCAGTATTATAAGTACTGGCAATCGGTAGTTGACGTGTAGCACCTGCATAGGGCATAAAGTCAACACGGTTAATCGCTTCAAAGCCATAGGGAGCAGAAACGGTTGGATAAGCCATTTAATTCTCCTAATTAATTAAAAAAATACTATTTACCAACGCTACTTGAGGACTTGTTCTCTTTAAAGAGTGGCATCCTTGGGTCGCTTTGGCGCATTAAATTGTTATCTACAGCATCTGTCTGAGCTTGTGTTTGTTTAGAGTAATAAGAATTACGCTGTTCAACAAACTCACTTGGAGTTTTGCACAATAACAACCCGCCAATCTCAATGTTGTCTTTATATCGACTATTTGGATCGACTAACAGTTCAAACTTTGGCTGCTCTTCTGATCTTACTGGTTCCCAACCTTCTCTGAGTTTGGCAGAAAGGTTACGAGGGTCAGCTTGACCATTAGTTGCAACTCGAATCCAACGATAAGCAAAACCAGGCTGTTTGTCTGGCTCTGGCAACAACTCAGGCGGTTTCCAATTCTCAACACGAATGGATTGTTGACGGTTTGCTACTTCTCTAGGTATTCTTGTTTCAGCCATTTTAAGACTCCAATTTAGTTAGTTCACGGGCATACTGCTCATTAGTAAGATTTAATTTCTTAGCTAATGCTTGTTGACGCAACGTTAGGGTTACTCGTTTTGGCGAAGTTGATCTAGTCGCTGGTGCAACAACAGTTGCAGGTTTACTAGTTTTAGCAGAATGTTTGGTTTCTGCGTCCGAAGAGTTTTTGAGTTCTTCGCCTCCCCCAAATTTTTCAGGGAATCGTCTGCGTACTTCATCGTCTATAGTAGCCCAGTAGTGATCGGAGCCTATAGGAACCCCTTCACGTTCTAGCCTTCTATGAACGCCATGAGCCAGATAACTCATGTCCTCATCTTTCCCGTACCACTGGTTTTTGTCCAGCCACGATTGGGTTTTTGAGTCCAGTCGTTGGGTTTGATTTTGTATTTGTACAGCAGATTCTGAATTTTGTAAAGAGTCTTCAGAAAATTCAGGTTTAAAGCTGTTAATTTCTTTAGATTTGAACTGAACTTCCGTTAATCTCTCTTGAGCTTCAACTAAACGCTCACCATCTCCAGAATCGTAGGCATCTTTGTACTCTTGTTTTGCTTTTTCCAGCTCATAACTGAGATTTTGCTTAACATTAGTAACTAAATCCTTCTCTCCAGCTGACAATTTCCCTTTTAAATTCTTATTTTCTTCAAGAATTGACTGGGCTAAGCGAATTGCTTCTTTTTGCTCCTTTTCAGCAGCATCAGCACGTCTTCGCTCATCGTTGTAGACCTTTTTCATCTGCATCAAGCGGGTTTTGGCCTCGCCAGAGTAAGACTCTAGGTCATCTGCATCAATTTCATCAACAATTTCCTTTGGCATAGGCTTGGAATTAGCCTTGTCTTCCTCTGGAGTATCGTCAATTACTTCAACTTCAATATCATCTTCAAGTATTTGAGCTTGATTTTTTTCTTCATCAGGGAATTTGAATTCCTCTAGTTGCATTTGAGCCATGATTTCTCCTTAAATTCGTGTAATACCACGAGGATCTTGTACAACTCCCTCAATGGAATCATCATTTAGAATCCTAAACTCACGCCCGTGAATCTTTAATCTGGTACCAGAGTTTGGTCTGGCTAGAATAAAATCACCGACTTTGCACCAAGGGCCATTAGGGAATCGGCTCTTGTCTTGGTAGCAATCTGGACCCATTTTGACAACAAAAAAGACAGTAGAAAGTACTTCTTCGTAGTGCATGGTTTGATCCGCTTTGAGGATGCCACTTTCGTACTCTTTGTCTTGTTCTGGTATTGCCACCAAAATACGGTATCCAGATGGTTCTGGTAAGGCTTTTGCTTTTTCTTCACTTGTTGCTGTAAAACTTACTGATCCCACGATTTGTGGGTTATCGGGATTTGAGCCGATAAGGATTTCACTCATCCGAGTTCTCCATGCGTTGTTTGAGGTCTGTAATTATTAAGCAAGCGGACTCCAGACCCCTAAGTTGCCCGCAAACATACTTGTATTCCTCATAAGATTGACAATTTCCTGCTGAGACCGCCTGTTTGAGAAGGTCTAAACGCTCTTTGTACTCGTCTAAGAGGTAATCCAAATTTTTATCCATTAGTCTTTAATTCCTTTTTCTGGTTTATTCATTTCCATCATTTCTTTGCTAATTTGAAAACCATCTTTTAATTTTTGTAGTTGTATTTTTTCTTGGTCTGTCATGGCTTTTGCATCTAATTGAGCGCCAGCAATACGCTCTTGGGAGGCAATTCGCTCTCTTTCAATTGCCAATTGCTCTGCTTTGAGCTGTGTATCTGCCTGATCCTTCTGAGCTTTACGCTGTTCTTCAGCTTGTTTAAGCTGGAGTTCTTGCGCTTGCATTTGAATCACTGGATCTTGGGCAGCTTGCTGGGCTTGTTGTGCAGCAATTTCATTTTGGTTGCGGTTAAGCAACACATTAGATGCTTGGGCAGCCAGAGCCGAGATTTGCACTTCCATATCTCGTGGGATACCTTGCTCGTTTTCTTCGTTTGGATCTGGCAACGGTATATTCATGATCTGCTCCATCTGCCTACGATATTGGTAGGCTAGGTGCTCATTAATATGTGCCATAAACGCTGCGCCCATTGCTTGCGCATTTGGGTTTTGACCAATCATTTGAGCCATTTTTGGATCTTTGAGTGCGTTCATATGCACTGCAATATGGGCATCATGGTCTTGATACAGGAAGGCTTTAGCAGGACGCATGTTTAACATATTCATATTTTCTGAAATAGGATCTTCAGGCATCTGATCGTCTTCTAGCTTAATCAGTTTCTTAGCGTTCTTAATCCCTAATACTTCCAGCATCTGGCGGTGTAACTGTGCCATGTCGTAAAGCTGGGGAGCTTGCTGTGCCAGCTGCAGAACCGCTTGATACTGAACCACTTTCTGGCTCATGGTTGCTGCATTAGGATCAGAGCAAGGGATAACGTCTACGTTGTCATAGTCCGATTGCTTGGCAAAACGAGTTCCTTCATCTGGCTCATAACTGTAGTCTGACGGGGTGTAGTCACGAATGATGTCTCTGAGCAGCTGCAACTCTTGCTTCATTGAATAGTGAACACGGGCCTGTACAGCTGACATCACCTTTAGGGTGCGCTCTAAGATAGCCAAAGTCGTACCAACTGGGGTATTGGCTGACATATCGGAGATCTGAATGTCCGCTGCTGAAGCAAATCTACGGCCTTCTTCTACGATAGTACCCAGCAAAGAATACAGAACTTGGCTTGGTTCTTTGTAAGGCAAAGGCAGGATATTGTCTTTTAGTACGCCAGATGGAACGTCTACGTCACGGAACTCACCTGGGGCGATTGGAGTGTCATCTCCTTTTACTCGCAAGCCACGGGTCTTAAAGCCACCTGGCAGATTTGAAAGTGTGCCTGCGTCAACAAGCTGTCTGATAATAGAAGTGCCAGACTTAGCAAAAGCGCCGACAAGGTGAATAAGGCCAAAACAATAAAAACCAAAGCCAGGAACATATCCATAATGAACAAAATGGTTTCTCTTTTGCATTGTTTCATCTTCTGGTCTCCAGTTTCTACGAATAGATAGGACAGTCTGAGTGCCCTTTTCAATCGTTACGATGTAAGGCAGGGCGATTCCAGTAGGGTTTCCATCTTCATCTTGATGCTCAAAGCCAGGTAAGTCTAGGTTTATTTGGGTTTCGCAAAGTTTGTAACGATCATCGGAAGTGGCAGTAAAGCCCATCTTTTCGGCAATTTTCTTTTCGACTTCATCAAAGGCAGTCGATGGTTCGCCCAGCTCAACATCACGATAAAAACCTGCGACTTGTAATTTGCGTAGTTCGTTTTCTGTCTTACGCATAACGTGGGTTACACG